CTAGTACGGGTTGCCGTCAGTGACGCAGACCTGGAGTCGGTCGAGCGGCTCGCCGTAGAAACCGGCGTAGTCGTCGCCGCCGTACGTGGAGCCGTCGTCACACACGGTATCGAGCCATCCGGGGCGCACGGTGGTCTGCGAGCGATACCACGCCTGCTTGTACTCCTCGCCGCCCGGGGTCACGTAGTACATGCGCACGCCGTCGATGGTGTGGCCGGCGATGCCGGCGCAGCCGTTGACGGTGTCGTTGCGGTCGCCCTTGGAAACGTAATCGAGCCAGCCGTCCTCGATGGTATGCACCTGGTACTTGAGCGTGCCGCGGTCGACGCGTGCGCACAGCAAGTCGTGCTGTCGGCACGGGTATCCCGCGAAGCCGTTGTCCCCGGCGCCGAAGTCGGTCACCTCGTCCAGCCAGCCGCCGCCCTTGAGGTGGAGGGAGTAGTGGACGGGGATACGCTTGCCGGATGCCTTTGAGAAACCGCCGGATGCCGCCTGAACGGGCTTTGCCGCGGCAGGCTTGGCGGCGGTGGAGGGAGCGGGCGCCTTGCCGCCCTTCATCGCGTCGTACCACGCCTGGGCGCGCTGCATGTAATGGTCGCGCTGGGAGCCCGCAAGCTCGCCGGGGCAAGCCGTGGCGCTCCAGTAGCGGTGTGGGAACACGTTCTTGCACCACTCTGGGCGGCCCAGGCCGTAGTACAGGCACAGGGCGGCGACGAAGTGCGCGCCGCTCTCGATTGCCTTCTCGTGAACCGTCCACGGGTTGCTGCCGCTGTTCGCGTGCTCAATAGAGATGGTCGTGTCGTTGCCGCGTCCGGTGCCGATTCCGTCGCCGCAGGCGTAGGCGCGGTCGGTGTCGTTGACGTGCTGCACGATGTAGCCGTTGCGGTCGACCGAGTAGTGCGCCGAGCAGCCGTTGGCACCCCAGATGCCGTTGCACTGGTTGGCGTTGAGGTCGCCGGCCATGTGGTGGATGGTCACGCCCTTGATGCCGAACGGACGGCCCGCCGAGAAGTTGCAGCCTAGGAGCTTGTACTCGTCCGGCTGCACGTTAGCGAAATCTGCCATGTTAGTCCTCCTTGATGTCGCCGAGCGCCAGCAGGGCGTCCAGCCATTTGTCCGTGATGCCGACAGATTTGAAGGCCGCGTAGGCCACTTGCACGCCGCCGACGGCGGCGAAGATGGACGTAACCCATGCCGAGGGTTCGGTCGGGACGCCGCCCGACATGGCCGTGAGGGCGCCGCATCCTGCCGAGACGGCGATGGCGGTCCAGCGGGCGACATTGCCCGTCATCGCCTTCGTCTTGATGGCCTGCACGATGTACGGCACGACCAGCACCGTGCACACCGTGAGGTCCGCCTGGATCTCATTCATTCGATTGCTCCTATCTGTCGGATTCCTTGCTGTAGATCAGGTCGACGCGGTCGCAGATGTGGTCGACCTTCTCCGCCATTCCCTGGCTGCGCGCTTGGCTGTGCGCGAGGTCCGAGTGCAGTACCTCGTTCGAGGCCACAACGGACTCCATCAGCGTCTTCATGGCCTCCATGAGGCTGTTGCTTCGCTCCATCTGCGCGGCGATGCGGCCCTCCATCTCGGACCGCTCGCGGTCGCGCTGCGCCCTCTCGTCGACTTCGGCCTGCTTGCGCTCCTCGCGCTTCAAGTCGAGCTCGCCCTTCCGTTGGTTTTGGCGTTTGTACTCATCCAAAAATTGGCGGCCGAAGTAAAACGATATGAGGCCGAGCAGGACGCCGCCGAGCCACCCTGGACCGTAAGGCGCAAACAGCTTGAGCACTTCCATCCTGAGCGCCCTCCTTCCGCCTATTCGGCCGTGTACTCCTCGCCGGTGATCTCCTTGTACTCGTCGGCGGTGATCCACTTGCACTCGACGGCCTTATGCACTCGCGCCTTGCTCCAAAGAGGTCGGTCGTAGTACTTCTTGACGAGCGCGAAGTGCTTGGAGTGCTCGTCGGTCTTCTTCGTCGGCATTACTGGTCACCTCCGACCGTCATGAGCAGGTAGTCGATGTTTGCCGTGTTCTGCTCGGTCTGCGTCGGCTGCGACGCCTGCTCGCGCATCTGGTCGAGCAGCGCCGACACGTCGGGCGTCTCGCCGCTATCGTAGGCGGCGAGCGCCGCGGTGTAGGCGAGCTTTCGCGCCTTCCGCTCAGCGCACTCGTCATCGTCGATAACGCCCGCGTCGTGCGCCGCGTCGGGGTCGCCGATCTGCGACAGCAGATCGCGCAGGGCGTTGACCTCGGCCATGGTGCCATCTTGAAACTCGTTGGGGCGCGGCGTGTCTTCCTCAGTGTCCATGCGGACTCCTCTCTTGTCGGGGAATGTGCCGCCATCGTATTAGCACCGTGAGATTGCCGAGCCGCTTTGATGGGCGCAAAGGAAGAAGGCGCGCCGCAGCACGCCTTCGATGCTTCCGTTATTTCGCAGCCGCTTCGCTTAGGCCGCTGCTTTGAGTTGCCGGTTCTCCGCTATTGCGAGGGCTTGCTTCCGCTTGATTCGTCCCTCTGGTTGGCCTGCATTGAGCACCCCCCCCCTGCGCGAGATTTCCGAACAGGCTGCGGTACAGCGCGTCCATGGCCCGCACGCTGCGGTGCGCGTCCAGCCGTTTCATGCCGCCGCGCCAACTCTGGTAGCTCTGCTCCACCTGCTCGGGGGTCATGATGCCATCGGCGACCATGCGGGCCATCTTCTTGAGCTTGCGGCGCTCCCGCGTTATGGAGTCTCGGCACGGCTTCACGACTATGCGGCCCGTCTCCGTGTAGAAGATGCGCTTCTTCAGCCACGTGAACCCGCGCGTGAGCTTCACCGCGCGGGTCTTGCGCGGGTTCAGATCGATGCCCAGCTCGGCGCATTTGCGCTCTATGAGCAGCAGGCACACCTGCAGGTAGTCCTTGGACTCGTGTATCAGGTAGAAGTCGTCCATATATCGACCGTAGGCCTCGGGGCGCAGCATCTCGATTACGTAGTGGTCGATGCGGTTGGGGTGCGCGACGGCGCATATCTGGTTCGGCTCGCTGCCCAGCCCCAGGCCCACATCGCCCTGCGCGTCTATCAGGCGGTGCTCCAAGGCGACCACGCGCGGATCTAGCAGCGCGGAGGCCACCTGGTCTTTGACGGGTTGGTGCGCTATGCGCGCGAAGTAGTCGGAGAAGTCGCCCAGGAGGATGTAGCCCTCGCGGCCGTGCCGCCTCCAGTGGTCGGCCAGGTGGCGCTTGAGCAGCTTCAGGGCGTAGTCGGTGCCGCGCCCCTTGATGTTCGCGGAGTTGGCGGCTATGAGAGTGGGGACTATGGCGGGAACGAGCGCGTTTTGTGCCAGGGACTTCTGTACCACGCGCTCGGGGAAGTGTACGGCGCTGATATGGCGCAGCTTTCCGCGCTCCCACAGGTCGAACCGTATGAAGCCCCGGCATATGTCGCGCCCCTCCAAAAGGTCGCGGCGGGACAGGACGGCGTTGCGCAGGTAGCTTTTCATGTATCGCTGCGTGGATGCCTTCCACATCACGCCGCGCGCGGCCTGCTTCGATGCCTTGCACAGGCTGTTGAGGTCGGCCACGGTATCAAGCGTGCACGCCTTGACGCGCTCGGCCTTGGCCTGCGCGCGCTTCTCCTCGCGGCGCTTGCGGCGCGCCGCCCGCCTTTGCTCGGAGTTCACAGGAGGCACCCCGCGCGGCTTGCAATGTGGCTCTGGCAGCCGCTTGAGGTATGGCCATGAAACGCGGCGAAGCCACGGAGCGCCGCGCCATGCAAGCAGCGTCCGGCCACCCTCGCGGGGTGCGTATTTACGGGCGCATGCCCGACGGTCGCGCCTTCCTTCCTCTTCGCGCTCTGCTTTCGGCTCTGGGGCCTACTCGGTCTGGCAGTAAGGGAATCCGGGGCGGGGGCGAACCCAGACGTTCGTCGCCGAGTTGTAGTTGGCATTGCCGTTGTTGTTGACATAGCACACGTTGGACGCGGAGCCCGACGCAACGGAACGCAGCCACCAATTGTACCGATAAACAAGGCGCGACCGCCGCCCATTATAGCGAACGCAGGCGCTCTAGCTCGGCCTCGGCCTCGGCTATGCGCTCCTCGGTGGACTTCTTGCCGGTGACGCGCACGTTCTTGCGCGCGCCCTTCAGCAGCTTGATCTCCTCCTCGACCATGGCCGCCAGCTCCTCGAAGCGGTTGGCGTTCACGGGCAGGCCGATATCCATGAGGCACTGCATGTCCAGCATGAGCTGCTCGCAGTCCGCTATGGCCAGCGTCAGGTAGCGTTTCCTCTCCAGCGCGTTGAACGAGCTGTTGGGATAGAAGCAGTCGGCGCGGTTGACGTTGTACACGATGCTGCGCGCCGTCTCCACGGTCGGCACCGCGTTCAGCAGACGGTAGGCCTTCGGAACCACGGAGGAGGACGCCATCAGCTTGTTGACCTCCACGCGGATGGCGATGGCCTGCGTGAAGAACTTGTACTCGGACACCTCGCGGTTGCGCTGGTAGACGCCGCTCACGTGCACCTCCTGGGGAAACTGGCGAAAAAAACGGCCCGCTTCGCGGGCAGGAGGCGACCGCGCAAGGCGGTCGCCTAAAAGCAGAGTATAGAGCACTCGGCTGGCTAGCCGACGAGGAAGCCGGGGCGGGGGCGAACCCAGACGCTCGTCGCCGAGTTGTAGTCGGCACCGCCGCTGTCGTCGACGTAGCACACGTCGGACGCGGAGCCCGACGCACCGGAACGCAGCCACCAACTGTACCGAGTTCCGTTGAGTCGGTGCGCGGTATCGCGGAACAGATCGAACTGGCAGTCGAAGCCCACGCTGTAGCCCTTGGTGCCCCACACCGGGCAGCCGTACACCTCCAT